CGTCCGACTTTATGTCGGTGTTTTCTATGGCGGTGATTGATGGGGACGGCAACTACGAGTACCTGTTGAACAAAGATGTGAACTACATCCGAGCGGCCTACCCCAACCCAGCATCTACAGGCTTGCCACAGTACTACGCCTTGTTTGGCCCGACCGTTGTGACTAACGTTGTTACGGATGAGTTGAGCTTTATTCTTGGCCCTACACCAGACGCTGCTTACAACGTTGAGCTTCACTACTACGCTTACCCAGAGTCAATTACGGTGGCGGCAGATGGCCGCACTTGGCTTAGCGATAACTACTCACCAGTATTGCTGTACGGTACTTTGGTTGAGGCTTACACCTTCTTAAAGGGTGAAGTTGACTTGATCGCACAGTACGATAAGAAGTATCAGGAAGCACTGGGTCAACTGAATCGTCTGGGTACAGGTCTTGAGCGTGGCGATGCTTACCGCGATGGGCAGGCTAAGATTAAGGTGAATCCGTAATGCCAATCCAACAAGGGCTCACAAACAGCTTTAAACAGGAGATGCTCCAAGCGGGGCAGAACTTGGTAACCGATACGTTGCGGATGGCGCTGTACACGGCTTTCTCAGATATTGGCTCACTGACCACTGTGTACACAACTGACAATGAAGTAGTTGGTGCGGGTTATACGGCTGGAGGAGTGATAGTTACCGGCGTAACATTAAACACGGAAGCAACAGGTCCTAATGCAGGCACCGTCTACGTCAACTTTGGTAACGTGGCTTGGCCCGGTGCTAACTTTACGGCGCGTGGCGCATTGATCTACAACGTCACTCGTAGTAATAAGACAGTAGCCGTGCTGGACTTCGGTTCAGATAAAACATTTTCAGCAGTAAGTAACACCGTTGTTATGCCGGTTAATTCCGCTACGACGGCACTAATTCGTTTTCCTTAAGGGGTTATTATGCCTATCGCAAAATCGCAAATGGGTGAATCTGTTCAGGCTGGCGTAGGCAAGGCCGCGCAAGGCGACGCGCATGTCGGTCTGGGTGGTGTATTTAATGTGCAGTGCCTCGACGCTGACGGTAACCTGAAGTGGGAAGATCAGTTCCACAATCTCGTTGTCAATGAAGGCTTGCAAGACTTAAACAACAAGTACTTTAAAGGTGTTACGTACACTGCCGCGTGGTTTCTTGGGCTGGTAACTGGCCCCGGTTCTGGTACAACATATGCAGCAGGTGATACCTTGGCGTCTAAGGCTTGGACCGAGTTTACTGACTACTCCGGCAACCGTAAGGCTGTCACATTTGGCACCCCCACACTGGCCGACCCTTCGGTAATTGATAACTCGGGTTCCCCGTCGCAGTTCGTTATCTCCGGCGCTGGCGGCACAGTAGCCGGTGCTTTCTTGACAAATGTTGCTACCGGCACATCAGGCGTTTTGTTCTCGGAAGGTGACTTCACGGGCGGCGATAAGCTTGTAGCTTCGGGCGACACCATCAACGTAACTTACACATTTAACGCAGACGCGGCATAACGGAGGCAATATGGCGGCATTTAAAAAAGGCGACACCGTTAAGCTTAAAGGCGTAATTCCGCAGGGACCTGTTGAGTCTATGCGGATGGATGAAGACGGTAATGTGCAGTACTTACTTTCATGGACTGATGCGGATGAGGTAACACAGTCGCGCTGGTTTGATGAGGAACAACTGACGGCAGCATAAAAGGTTAAGGGCGCATGTTTGGCATAACAACCTTTTCGCAAGCGCCCTTTTCCGCACTGGGCGGTAATACGTTCACGGCTTCTGTTTCGGAGTCTGTAACGGCGAGTGATACCGAAGCGGCGACAGTTGCGTTTGCCGGGGTAATAGATGAGACAGTAAGTGGCTTAGACAGTCAGGCAGCGCAAGTCGGGTTCGTAAGTGCAATAAGTGAAACGGTAACAAGCAGCGACGCCAACAGTGCTGTTTACACGACAAGCCAGAGTATTAGCGAAGCGTTAACTGGGTCTGATTCATTTATCGGGCTAGTAGATTTTGTCGTAGCAGTAAGCGAGTCAGCGTTTGGGTCAGACAGCGAAGCAGCGCAGGTAGACTTTGCCGGTTTAATAAGTGAGACAGTAACGGGGTCAGATAGTCAGGCAGCGCAGGTTGGGTTTACGGCGGCTGTGTCTGAGAGCGTGGTTGGAAGTGACGATGTATCAGCCGTTGCCGTGTTTTTATCTGCTGTATCGGAGTCGCTGGTTGTATCTGATGTATTTGCAGGGCAGGTTGATTTCGTAGTCGCGTTGAGTGAGGCAGTCACTGGGTCGGATACTGAAGCAGCGCAGGTAGATTTTGCGGGTGCGATTGATGAGACAGTTAGCTTTACCGTAGACCAGACCGTTTCGCTAGTATTCTTTGCGGATCAAGACGAGGCGATAGACGTAACAGATAGCTTGATTGGCGTGCTGGAGTTAGGCGCTCAGGTAGACGAGGCTGTAGAACTAAGTGACGCAGAAGCAGCGCAGGTTGACTTTGCGGCGGCAGTTGATGAAGGCGTAGGCGTAACAGATAGGGATGCGGCAGCGGCGAGGTTTATTGCTTCGGTACAAGAGCGCGTTAACTTTGCTTCAGTATTTTTTGCCCGCCTGTTATGGGAATTAATACCTGACGACCAACAACCTGACTGGCAAGTATTTAACTCGAACGGCGGTACAGGTTGGGCTTTAGTTGATGACGACCAAGCGCAAACTTGGCAGAATGTAAGTACGTCAGGCGGTTCTGGGTGGAGTGAAATTGACACTGACCCCAGTACTAACTGGAACAAGATAAATACGGTGTAAACAATGGCGCTTGTTGTCAAAGACAGAGTTAAAGAGACATCGAGTACCGGTGGTACGGGAACACTGACGCTTGCAGGTGCCTCACCGGGATTTCAGTCTTTCTCGGTTATTGGTGACGGGAACACTACGTATTACGCAATTGTTGATTCTACAAACAATACGTGGGAAGTTGGCATTGGTACGTATACGGCATCTGGCACAACGTTGTCCCGAGATACGGTGTTGGATTCTAGTAGTGGGGGGTCGGCGGTTAGCTTTGCGGCAATAAGCAAGGATGTATTCGTTACCTACCCGGCCAGTAAGTCCGTGTATGAGGACGCGGCGCAAGCTGTATATGCTGGAGGCGGTACCGGGGCAATTTATTTAAGCTCGCAGAACATCACAGTAAATACAACTATACCGGCTAACTATAACGGTATGACCGCAGGATTTATAACGGTAGCTAACGGTATAACGGTAACAGTGGCGGATGGCTCTCGCTGGGTAGTTGTTTAAGGAAAAAACATGGCAACCACGTACAACAATAATCTGCGAATTGCAGAGATCGGCACAGGCGATCAGGCGGGCGTGTGGGGTAACACCACTAACTACAACTTGGCTACGTTGCTTACTGAAGCAATTACGGGTGTCACGTCGGTAACGGTTGCTGGTAATCAGGCCCTTCTTGCATTAGATGGCGTAACCGATCAGGCTAGGCAGGCGGCGTTAATTCTGGGTGGTACCCCGGTAGGTGCGTTTACTCTGTTTGTACCGCCAACGGACAAGCTTTACATCATCAGGAATAATACGGGTCAGACAGCGACAATTTCTGTATCCACGCTGGCTAACGGCACAACACCAACCGGCGGCACGACAGTCACAATCCCCACAGGTTTTACGGCTTTCCTCTATAGCGACGGCACCAATATTGCAGACGGTCTAAACCGTATTAATAGCAACTTGTCTGTAACCGGTAATGCAGCGTTTGGTGGTAATGGTGAGTTTAACGGCACTGGCAGTCTGAAGGTACCTTCTGGAAATACGGGTCAACGTGCGGGTGTAGGTATTCGCTACAACACGACTTTTGGTCAGTACGAGGGCTTCGACACTAATACGTCTTCGTGGAGTTCGATTGGTGGCGGTGCAACAGGTAGCTCGGGCAATCAGGTTTTTTACGAGAACGACCAATCGGTAACCGCCAGCTACACCATCCCCACAAATAAAAATGCAAGCACGACAGGACCGATGACGGTTGACTCGGTTAGTTTTACTGGCGCTATCAATAATGGCGGTATCTTAGCGGGCACCGTTTTAACGGTAGACCCGGAGTCTTCGTTTACGGCTTCTATCTCCGGCAATGTTATGACGGTCACCGTACTAGGGTCAGGCACCATCGGGATTGGGCAGTATATTAACGGCACCAACGTGCAGCCAAGCACGAAGATAATTTCGCAGTTAACGGGGACCCCCGGCGACACAGGTACGTACGAGGTCAATATTGCGCAAACGGTGACTTCGACAACAATCACCACCATAACTTCGGGCATTATTTACATAGGTACAGTCCTCTCCGGTGTAGGTGTAACTGTGGGTACTACGGTTACGGCGTTTGGCACAGGCAATGGTGGCGCGGGCACTTATACGGTAAGTGCATCACAGTTAACGCCGTCTGCAATAATTAGCTCCGCAGTTGCGGTAACAGTTTCCTCCGGCTCAAGGCTGGTTGTTCTCTAAGAGGTACACATGGCTTCTATTATTAAAGCAGGTAACGCCACAGACGGGGTACAAGTCTCGTCAGACGCAACCGGCGCACTTGATATAAAAACCGGCACAGGCGCAGGCACAACGGCGATCAGTATTGATGCTTCGCAGAATGCGACACTGGCCGGAAACCTTACAGTTACGGGTAATCTAACTGCCGGTGGCGGCGTCGTTTATAACCTTGAGCAATACGTAGCTCCCGCAACATGGACTAAACCCGCTAACCTAAAAGCTATTAAGGTCACCGTAGTGGGTGGCGGTGGGGATGGTGGTACTTCGACAAATAGCCCCACTGTAGGAGGGGGGTTTGCAGGTGGTGGGGGCGGTGGCGGTGCGGCTATTGAGTTTATTCCAGCGCCGTCTATTCCCGGTCCAGTATCAGTTACGGCGGGTGCCGGAACCAACTCATTCGGTCCTTTTTGTTCGGCTACTGCTGGAGGCAATGGTACTAATTCCACATCAGCTGCACCTAATACAGCGGGCGGTGCTGGCGGAACAGGTAGCGGAGGACAGATTAATATTAGTGGCACCAGTGGGCAGACCGGGAATACTCTCCCTTCAAGATCGGGCACAGGGGGCAGCTCCGCAATAATTTATTCGGTAAACATGACACCGCCCGGACCAAATACTGCCGGAGCACCTAATGGAATTATTGGGGGCGGTGGTACAGGGGCGGGTTCTAGAAATCCCGGTCCTGCTGGAACCTTATCAGGCGGTGCAGGCGCACCCGGTATTGTTATCGTTGAGGAGTTCTACTAATGAGAACCGCTCTTTATTGTTTTTGTGGGAGTAAAAAATGTCCGCTGGTATAAAAGCAAACAACGACGGCTCCGCAGCGATACAAGTTGGCGGGTCTGACTATATTGAGATCGCATCCACTGGGCCGGTTACGATACCGGGGAATTTGACGGTTACTGGTACGGCTACGGTTAATGGGGTTCCTGTTGGGGGTAACTATATCCTTAACGAGTACACATCCCCCGCACCTTGGGACGCGGCGGCTAAAAAAACTGCGGGTTTAAAAGCCGTAAAAGTTACAATTATTGGCGGCGGTGGCGGCGGAGCGGGCGGTAGAGGGACTCAATCAACGCCGGGTGGGCCCGGTACGGCCACAATAAACGGTGCTGGGGGCCCCAGTGAGGTGGGGTTTGCGTACATCCCCGCAGCGTCTAT